GAAGCATTTGAGGCATTAGAAAAAAGAAAGAATCAAACATTTAAGCCTACAAAAGATTGGTATTTAGAAAAAATTGATGAATATACTGCTAAAGTAGCTAACTTATGATAGATAAAATCAAAGCCGAGATAATAAAAGCCAATAAGACCAATGCGATAGAAGATTTAATAAACTCTAATCTAAAGTTAGCTGGTTATTTATTTCTTTTAAATGAAATGGAAGCAGAGATTCACAAAGGTTACATAGATGCTTACACAACAAGGAAGATAGAGGAAGCCAGGTTATTTGTAGAAGGAGAAGGTACGCAAGGCAACAAAGAGAAACAAGCTATAATAATGTCCGAGCCTTACAGAGTGATAGAAGGTAAGTTTGAAACAAGGTTAGCAGAGGTAAAGAATATTAGATTTTCTACCAATTCTTTTATAGATGTTCTTACTCAAAAGATTAACTACTTACGAAAGGAATACGAACTTTCTAAAAATGTAATAAAATAGCTACCTTTGTTGTAAATAACAAAAAGTAACAAATGTTTGAAAAAGGCAAAAGCGGGAATCCGAATGGCAGACCACAAGGTGCAGTAAGCCAAAAAAGATTATTAATAGACAACTTTGTCAATATTATAATAGAAGAAGGAACGGAACGATTTAACCAAGAACTTAACTCTTTAGAGGGCAAAGACTTTGTGCAATCATATTTAACTTTACTTGAATACGCAAGACCAAAACTTGCAAGAACAACTTTAGAAGGGGATGCAAACAATCCTATACAAGCCAAAATAGTATTTGAAGAAATAAGAACCTATGCACCTATCGGAAAAGCAGACCATAGCGATTGATTTAATCGAAGACAATAAAACTAAAGAGATTATCTATGGTGGTGGTGCTGGAAGTGGGAAAACTGCTTTGGGTGTTTATTGGATTCTTAAGTCTTGTTTAAAATATCCAGGTACAAGAGCCTTAATAGGTAGAGCGGTGTTAAAAACACTTAAAGAAACTACTCTTAATTCTTTTTATGATGTGTGCAGGATGCAAGGTTTAAAGTCAGGTGTTCACTATCAGTTCAACGCTCAAAGTAATATCATTACCTTTCAAAATGGTTCGACAATTTTACTAAAAGACTTATTTCAATACCCTTCAGATATTAATTTTGACGAATTGGGCAGCCTTGAGGTCAGCTTTATATTTGTAGATGAATGCAACCAGGTAACAGAAAAGGCTTGGAATATTCTTAAATCTCGAATAAGATATAAACTTGATGAATTTAATTTGATTCCTAAAATACTTGGAACTTGTAACCCTGCTAAAGGATGGGTATACAATAACTTTTATAAGCCAAGTAAAGAAGGTAAGTTAGAAGATAACAAAGCATTCATACAAGCATTAGCAATAGACAATCCATATATTTCAAAGCACTATATTGATTCCTTAAAGACTTTGGATAATCAAAGTAGGGAACGGTTACTTTATGGTAATTGGGAGTATGATGACAACGATAACGCTTTAATCGGTTATGATAAGATTATTGATATGTTTACTAATGAACACATACCAAGCGGTAAAGGTTACATTTCAGCCGATATTGCTCGTTTTGGTAAGGATAATACTTTAATTATGGTTTGGAGTGGCTTTAGAGTAACCGAGATACATAAGTTAGCTAACAAGGCAACAAACGAAGTAGCAGCATTCATTAAGCATTTAAGTAAAAAGCATTCAATCCCTTATTCTCAAATCATTTGCGATGAAGATGGTGTCGGTGGCGGTGTGGTTGATTATGGCTTTAAAGGATTCGTTAACAATAGTAAAGCCTTAACAGGAAACTACATTAACTTAAAATCGGAATGTTACTACAAGTTAGCGGAACTAATTAATCAAGCTGGAGTATGGGTAATGACTGAAGATGTAACAATCAAAAAGGAATTAACCGAAGAACTTGAGTGGGTACAAAGGCATAACGCTGATAAAGATGGTAAACTTGCAATACTACCTAAAGACAAAGTTAAAGAACATTTAGGCAGGTCGCCCGATATAAGTGATGCTCTTATGATGCGGATGTGGTTTGAACTCAAGAAGTTTGACTTTGTTGTAATGTAAAAGTTATCTAAATTTATCGTAAATTTGTAAAAATAATTGCTTATGAACTTCTTTCAACGAATTAAAGCTGCTATACTACCTACTCAAGGTTCGGATGCGGGCAACAAATACAATCAATCTTTATTCTCTTATTTCAACGGAATATTCTTTAACATACCTAACAACCCAAGAGCGTATGTAAGGAATGGCTATCAAGGCAACCCTGATGTATTTGCTATTATAAATATGATTGCTAAAAAGGCTGCTTCAGTTCCTTTTTATGTTTACGAGGTAGAGAACAAAAAGAGTTTTAATAGAACAAAGAATAATAAATTTAACTTACTTAAAAAGGGATTAACTGAAGTCGAAGGCACAGACTTAAATAAGCTGATTGCAAGACCAAACGAAATGCAAAGCCAACAAGAGTATATCGAATCTTTAGTTTCATTCCTTGAGATTACAGGTAACGCTTATTCTTATAAGTTTATGCCTGAAGTAGGTAGAAACAAAGGAGTACCAACTAAACTTTATCCTTTACCATCACAATTTACACAAATTATCGGAAGTGGTACATTTGAACCTATAAGTGCTTATAAGCTACAAATAGGAAACCAAGAAATTGAATTTAAAGTAAACGAAGTAAACCATATTAAGTTCTTTAATCCTGACTATAATGTTAGTGGCAATCAATTATATGGAATGAGTCCACTTATGGCTGCTTGGGAAACTGTTTCAAGTTCTAACGAAGGTACGAGAGCAAAAGCTAAAGCATTTATTAATGGTGGTGCAGCAGGTCTTTTATTTAGTGGCGATAAGGATGCAATGCTTGATGGGGAGCAAATAAGTAAGATTAACCAACAAATAGACACAAAGCTAACAGGTGCAGACAATTACAAAAGAATAGTAGCTACTAACGGTATTGTTGATTACAAGCAAATTGGAATGAGTCCAGCAGACCTTGAGATTATTAAATCAATAGGTGCAGATAGGGATACTTTATGTAGAGTGTTTGGTGTAGACCCTATCTTAATGGCTACTGATTCTGCTTCTTATAACAATAAGGAAATGGCTTACAAAGGATTGGTAACCAATACGGTTATTCCTATTCTAAATATGATTAGAGGTATGTTTAACGAGGTTGCTTTATACTATTCTTTAAGAGATGGCAAAGAATACTACATAGACTACGATGTTCAAGCATTCCCTGAAATGCAAAAGGATATGGAGAAGATAGTCGCACAGATGAAAGAATCTTGGTGGATTACTCCTAACGAAAAAAGAACTGCTATGAACTACGATAGAATAGATGAAGAAGATATGGACAGAATTTTAGTTCCTACTAACTTAACTTACCTTGATGAATTAGGAATGTCGGATAAAGCGTTATAATGACACAAGAAGAATTTGATACTAAACTACAAAAGTATTTAGAGACTTACGGCTATCGTTTATTCTCTAAAGCCTTGAAACAATCTATTCAGCCTATTATAGATGCTTTAAATGAATCGGAATCGGTTGCTTTTACTAATTCTATTGCAGGGATGCTTTACACAGGTGTTCCTATTTCAACGGCTATGCAAACTTTTTATAATACGGCTTGGAATAAACAATCACGAGGCTATGTTAAATGGCTTAAGGCTAACTTACCTCCACAGGCTACAATAGGTGTAGGTTTTGAAAATCCTATTATGGATGCAGCTTTAAAAGATTACTTTAATACAATAGGCGGTCAGCACATTAAAGATATTAACGATACAAGTCTTAAAAGGATACAAACGGCATTCCAAAGAGCGTTAGAAAATAACGAAGGTTTTAGAGGCGCAGAAAAAAGATTAATTAAAGAAGTAGGAATGTCAAAGACAAGAGCAAGATTAATTGCAAGGACTGAATCTTTAATGGTAACTAATGCTGCTAAATTTACTCAAAGTGAATTGATGCCTATAGAAATGGAAAAGACCTGGTTACACGACCATCCAAAGATGCCGAGAGATTGGCACATAGCTTTAAGTGGTAAAACTATTGACTTGGATAAGAAGTTTAACGCTGATGGTAGAATGATGAAACATCCAGGCGACCCAGCAGGTGGAATAGAAAATAACGCTAATTGCAAATGCACGATGCTTACAAAAGCAAAGTTAGATAAGGAAAATAATATCATATATAAATAATTGCTAAAAAAGTTAGTATCTTTGTACTATCATAGTTTGGTGTTTTGGTTTTAGGGTGGGTGGTAAAACATCCACTCTTTTTTAAACACTATAAAATTAATCGCTTATGAAAAATATAAGTTTCAAAAATTACGATGCAAGTATTAAGGACTTG